TTGTAAACATAAGGCCCTGTAGACCCTGATCTTGAGCCATAATAATCCGTAACTCTTTTCAGTGTAAGCTCCTCAATAATATCCTCTGCAACTTCTGGCAAAGTGTTAATGCGAGTTACAATGTCATTAGCATCATTTTCCTCTATTGCCTCAGCAGTGATTTTTACAACTCGGCCATTTCTTTTGTGTCCGATTTGCACACTTTCCTCACTTGTTCCTATCTCAGGAAAGTCATCACCTTCTTTTACCTCTTCAACGTTTTTGTCTACATCGTGAATATCAGCAATTGTGGTGATTTTCTTATTATCTTCAAAGTCTGTAACCAATTTCTGACCTATTGTTTCCATCTTATCATCTGCAAATCGGTCATTCATTGCCGCAACTAAAAGCTGCCCAGTTAAAACCGGAAACATAGGTGTGGTTATTGCTCGCATATTTCCCGCAGCATCTGGCATCTCAACATTTACCCGCTTATCGCCACACATCGAATAAAGGGTTTTCCAGTCCTTGATGTCAGCCGCTCTGAGCTTACCAGAATCGATTCCAGCATTAAATTTTTCCTGAAATATAGCTGGTCCATTTTTTTGTTTCAAAAGAGCCCGCATACCAGCAAAAGATATATCTTTTCCGGTTATAGGCACCATGTTAATCTGTATTTTTGCCATAATTTTTATTTCATCCTTTCACTATTATGCAATAGTAATGTCACCGTCAGCACCGGAAATAGAGTTAATTGCAAGCCAATCTGTTCCGTCAAATACATATTCTGCGAAATCACCTATGTCTGTCATTGATGAAGTCGCTCCAGCGGTATTTGCTGCCCCTTTTATATATAATTTACTTGTATCCGGCTTTGGGTCAAACACAAAAGCATTATCCGACATTACTGCCATTTTAAAACTGAATCCTGAGAATATTGCAGCAGGTGCAGTTACTGTAACCGAACCGGACGCACTCTTGTTTGTGATAATTGCTCCATTATGCTCTGCTGTGAGAGTTGTTGCCGACGTGAGATCATAAACTCTGCTTGTAGGTCGTAATTTTACCCAACGATACAAATAAGAAACTTCAGGATTGAAAATTACTTGTGCGTATGATAGAGATCCTATAGTAGTTCCAACTTCGGGATAATTGCCTCTGCCAATATATGTGGCAACAGGAAAGCCATCTGCATCATAGGTAAGCTTCTGTGAATCCGATGCTGTCAATGCTAATGCATCGCCATATACACAGCTTCTAGCGGCGGCAAGAGCCATCTCCCATACGTCATGTTCCCGTATAGCGTAAAATTGCATGTATCTGGCTAAATCACTTGCTTTTTGCTCTTCTGCCGCAAAAGCCAAGCTGTATTTGTAATCAGCCACTGCATCAACCGGGACCCAATTGCTGGCAGTCTCATTATATACACAGAGTTCACCCGCTTTAATAGCTTGGCTGGACCCTGCTTGAACTAATCCCATTATAATTAGTGGCTTATCAGCGCCATCTAAATTATGTGAGAAAGGGTATAGGTTTGTTGCCATCTGTCATTCCTCCTAAATTAATTGAAATTTTTGTACATTAATTTTTTAATTTATTGTCAACCTTTAATGGGTTAATGTGAAACTTTACCGCTTGTTATGTTATTGAGGAATCCTTTCTCATCAACATCTTCCCAAGTTCTCACCCCGCTATTAGTTTTATCACCATTTTCACCTGTGCCACGTTTCGTGCCATCATCGTTTGATTGATCAAGCTTATCAATCTTTTTACCCTGTCTTTGATCATCAATGAAACGCATAATCTCTGGCTCACCCTTGCCCTCAAAAGTCATATCCATAACTTTTGATTTACAATCAAGCGAAACAGTTGCTGCCCTTTGGCACAAATCCCTTTGTTGTTCAGCGTCCATTGCCAATTTAGGCTTTTTTGATTCTTCCAGAATAGTTCTAACAATGCCCCCAACTTCATCAAGGATACTTTTCTTAACTGCTTCAAATCTTTCGTTTTCGGCCACTTCTTTCTCTTTGGGTTTTTGTGACTCTGTTAAAACAGCTCTAACGGTACTTCCGACTTCACCAAGTATGCTTTCCTTAAATGCTTTCATTTCTTCTTTGTCCATCTTGTCCTCCTTTTGGTTTAATGGATCATTATTCTTTTTGTCCCTAGTTTCTGCTAAAAAGGGTTGCCATCCAATATCTGGCGGAATGAAGATTTTTCCTTTTCTTTCTATTTCGATCCCTGCCAAGGATCTTGTGGCACATCGTCCTATGCCTACATTATGATCGGCTCCAATTGGCGTGAGTGACGCTTCATATGGCGTCCAATGTAAAGCAATTAAGGACGGGCCTTTATATTTTTTCCCTTCTTCACCTTCCCATTCTTCACCTTCCCTCAATTCTCTGAATTTTTCTATTGAATAACCAGCAGACGTACCACGAAGAGAACCGCTGTCAACTTTATTCATTGCCCTATTTCCCAATTTATCATCATCGAATGTAAGCAATGCCCTTACTTGTTTTTTTTCAATCCTTTGATTGCTATATTGGCCTATTATTTTGTCAGGATCATGATTAAATAATGCGCTATCAAGTCTTGATAGATCAACATTGTTTATTCCATGCAACAATATCTCTTTCCCATACCACCGTCTAACGGGATATTCAGAGGACAATGACAAATCAATGCTTCTATTTGTCTTATCTAGTGTACGAATATCAAGCTTAAAATCTCTATAAAATAAAGAATCATTTATCGCCATAATTAACCTTTCTTTGTTTTCTTGACATCATCATTAGTGCCGGTCTCCTCATCTTCCTCTTCCTCTTCCTCTTTTTCTTCTTCTTTTATATTTTGTGAGCTACTAGGGAATTTGATGCCATATTTAATCTCTAAATCTTTCTTAAATTTAAGATTGTGAGCAGTTATTTCGGCATTAGTTTCAAAATCTCCGCCACTTGCGGCACTAATACCAGCAGGAGTGACAGACCCTAATTCTAATTCTATCTGTTTGCCAGCGGGTTCTTTCACAGGGTCAACCCAATCTCTTTTAGGAGGAATCCACTCAGCAGACAAATAATCATCTAATCTATATTCCCATCCCGGAGCAGAAATCATGCCCTTCAGAATTAAATCCTTAAAGACCCCCTCCTGAACTGGTGAGCACAAATGAGAAACCATATACTTTTGTTTCATTCTACACATGTAATAAAATTGGATTAATACAGTCCGAGCATTAGAATAATTCATTCCACGCCAATTTTGCATGAACACTTCTGGCGGGATATTCAACCCATTTGCCGGACCTCGAAAAAAACTTTGAATTATCTCATCAAATTTATCGTTAGGTCTTGAGGGTTTATTAATATCCATCTTCTCATCATTGTTAAGGTATTTTATGGTATTTGGTGAAAATTCATGAATCCTGTTGTCTGGATTGTTAGGATCTGTAATCGTAGTATTGTTATTAAATTGGCCTGCGTTAGTGGTTGTGACTATCCCGAACATGCAAGCGTCTTCTAAAGCGCAAAACATTTCGGCTTCCTGATATCTCACTGCATTCTGAATATCTTTTAATCCAGATGCTAATTGAGAAAAACCCCTTGTTTGTTCAGGCCGTAGCACAGAAAATAAATGCATAACTTGCTCTGTGCCATTTTCACTATATTTTGGAATTTCAGAATATTCAGAAGATTTTAATCCAAACCCAAATCTTGAGCCGGGATGCTGTTTTGAGATAAAATAAGCAGAAGGGGCTCCTTCATCGTCAACTTTTATGCCATTTCGTATTTTTGGGTCATTTTTCATATCCATTGGTGTGCTTAATCTATCAATTTCTACAACTTCTATACAATACGGAATTAATCTATTTGCCTTGTCTGATGTTCTTGCGATAACCAATACTTCACCGTCACGGATCAATGCGAGTTCGATTAAATGTTGCATTTCAGACCATGTAGAAGTTTGTTTATAATCTGCGTTTTTCTTTTTTGCCCATATACTAAACCATTTTTCAAACCAAAAATTAAAACTCTCTGCTGTTGTTTCTCCAATTCTAGGGATATTTAGCATTTTAATATTTTCTTTATCTGCTAATACCCGTGATTGAAACTGTAATCCCGTCCCTATAACATGATCTGCTAGTCTTTGGATAGGGCCAGCTACATTACCATTGTTATATTCAAGCTCTCTCACATACTGCCTAAGAGCTTTATTATTACCTTGTAAGGCTGAATCGGCATCTTCGGTTAACCCAGTAATATCATAATTAAATCTATCTCCTTTAACCGCATCAAAACTTCTTATATTGTCTCTATTTGTACGATTAGAAGATTTGTCGTAAAAACTTTTAAGCCGAGTGAGTCTGGCTTTAGCAATTTCAGCCTCTAATTTAGCAACTTCACGTCGTTTATAATAAATCGGCGCAAGATTGCTTAATGATACAAAATTTCTAGCTCCACTTAGCCAACCCATTAACCCGCTCTCCTGAACCTGCCATGCGACACCCTGGAAGATGCTGTAATATTCTCTGATTGCATCATTTTATCTGCAAATTCGTACAGTCTTTGAAGTTCTTCGATGGATCTATATTTCATGGTACGACCCATAATTGTATATTCTCCAGTTAGCGGTGCTCCAGCTACATAATCTGCTATAGCGTCCAACACTGCTGTTCTTAGCGCAGTCCATGTCGTAAATGATGTTGCCATTTATATTTCCCTTGTAAAAACCATACATTTATTTGGCTTAAAATATTTCTTAAATTCAAGCCCACAATCTCTACATTTAAATTTATGAGATTTCCTTGTAGCCCCTATATTGGCACTATCGCATACAGGACATTTCAATTCTGTACGATCAGCCTGATTTATCATTGTATTATTTAGTTTTTTGAGCATATATAATGACTATAGCATAAAAAATGTCTTGTGGGGGTTGACAAAGTTATAATTATGTTATATTATTATTATAATAGGCGGATTGAGAAATTTAATGATCAGTTTTGGGGGTATAAGACATAAAGCCTTGTGCTATCAATAATTGCGGGTTAATGATCGGAAAACATCATGGATATAGAAAAAATAGAGAGACTAAAAAACCAGTCATTCAATATGAATCTAACCTTTATTAATATAGGAGAAGCTCTTGTCGCTCTTTGTGAAATCGCCAAAGATTTAGGCACTGAATTGAATGAAATTCAGACCAAACTTAACGATCAAGCTGCACATATCGTAAAGCAAGATAAAAGAAAAGATAGACAAAAAAAGATCGGTATGCCCAAAAAGAAAGGTTCTTGAGGTATTTAAATAATGGGAATCAATTTAAAACTGTTTGTGGCAATCAAAAAAAGCAACTTTAACCAAAAAAGCCTTGCCGACGCTATACCTATGACTAGATCATATTTAAATCTCGCCATAAACAGAGGGTTGAGGTTGGATGATGGTCAAAAAAGGTCTATCGCGAAGGCTCTAGGCCAGAAAGTAGAGGACTTGTTTGATGAATAAAGAAGGGAATTTAAAAACAAAATTAAATGACACTGATACCAAAAAA